AATATGGTAGGCGGACAAGGGCAAGCGCAAGGAATAGGTGGAACAAAAAGTAGATTATGGTATACAGATGATGTTGCTAAATTATTTAGAGAATTAAACACAGAAACTTATGCGACAATTACTTCACATTCTGTTCCTTCATCAAATCCCTATGGAATTGGTGGTATGACAGATAAAATGTATTCAAATGATACAACAACTGACTCGCATTACGAACATAATTTAGATACATTTGCTGTTTTAAATTCAGCTAGTTCATTTTATTCTTTTCCTTGTGGCATAGGTGGTACGGCAGATAGATTATTTTCAGCCGACAACACTTTAGATGATGTAGCTGAAACCAATCCAAATACACTTGCAAATTTAGGTAATGTAAATGCACCAGATTCTCAACCATTAGGAATAGGTGGAACAAAATAGGAGGTAATAAAATGAAATATATTAAAATAATAGGAAATTTAACAGAAGTTTTAGGAAATGAAGCGCGCAAAATGAAAGCAAACGGTAGCACTGGAATATTAATATTTGGAAATGGTCAAATGATTAAAGAAAATGAAACAATGATCAGCTATGGTATTTTAACTAATGAAAAGAAATTTGATTTTATTATGAATCATCCAATGGTAACTTTCTTTTTAACTAAAGAAGATGTAAATGCTGATATTGACAATGAATTTGATGATTTTAAAATATTAACATCAATTGAAGAATTACAATTAGATATGCAACTTAGTGGAACTCCTAATATTATTGGTTATAATAAAAATAAACCACTAAAAGATAAAAATAATCTTAAAGCTTTAATAAATGCAGGAATGGGTGGAATAAAAACTAATAGAAAAGCTAAACACTTTTAGGAGGAACAATATATGAAATTTATTGCTAACATGCCATTTCCACCAAGCAATTTGGAAAGGTATAAAATAACAGAACATTCTAAATGGTATGCTGGCGATCCTGATTTGCTGGCGCAATTTTATGAAACATTAAAAGCTACTAATCCAACTTCTGCTACTTATATGGTAACAGGTGAAAGATTTTGGGCAAGACAAATAAATAATAGAGGTACTATAGTAACGCATGTTCCAATAGCTGGTGATATAGCTGAAACAAGTGCTGATTTATTATTCGGTGAACAACCAATAGTGGATATAGTGGAAGCAAAACAAACAAAAGCGTCAGATGATGCAAAAAATTCTCAGGATGCTTTAACAAATATGTTAACAATGTCAGGATTCTATAATAAAATAATTGAAGCGGCTGAAGCTTCTGCTGCATTGGGTGGAATATATGTAAAATTAGCATGGGACCTAGAATTAAGTGTATACCCAATACCAGTTATTGAGCAACCAGATAATGCATATCCAGAATTTAAGTTTGGAATATTAACAAAAGTCGATTACGTTCAAATAGTAAAAATAGATAAAAAGACAATTTACAGACTAGTTGAAACATATACAAATGATGGTAACATTAGTTATGAATTGTTTAGAGGATCAAGCACTAATTTAGGACAAATTGCTGATTTAATCACAATACCTGAAACAGAAGATATTGAAGACATAACAACTAGATTAAATCAAATATTATGTGTATTTGTCCCCAACATGTTGCCTAATCGTTTGGATAGAAATTCTTATTTTGGTCGTAGTGATTATCAAGGCGTTGAACTATTAATGGACAATTTAGATGAAACCTATAGTAATTGGATAAAAGACATAACAATTGCACAGGGTAAAGTTCATATTCCAAAAGATTATTTAAAAAAAGATAGCAATAGTGGAAATTATAAATATAATCCAGATGACATTATTTATGCAGAATTAGATATGGACCCAACTGTTGAAGGAAATAAAATAACAGTAACACAATTTGCAATAAGAGCAACTGAATTTGAAAAAACTTCTTTAAACTTAATAGAACGCATAGTTACATCAGCTGGTTATTCACCTCAATCATTTGGGTTGAGTATTGAAGGTAGAGCAGAATCAGGCACAGCATTAAATATGAGAGAAAGAAAGTCATTTTTTACTAAAGGTAAAAAAGAACGTTATTGGCAACCAGCTTTAAGATCATTAATTCAAATGATGATGGCATTATATAAATTTGAATTGAATGGTAAAGTAGATCCAAATTTAAAAATATCAGTCACTTTTAGTGATGGCATTACAAATGATTTAAATGAAAAGTCTGCAGCGGTTGAAAAAATCTCGAATGCAGTAGCAGCAAGCACTTATACAAAAGTAAAATTATTGCATCCTGAATGGGGAGAAGATGAAGTAAAAGTAGAAGTAGATTTAATAACAAAAGAAAATGGTTTAGGTATAATGGAAGATCCCGATAAAACAATTAATTTAAATACTAAGGATTAATTATGTCAATTAGTACAGAAATAAATAAAAAATTAGTTACTGAAATGTTTAATGTTTATAATAATGCGGAAAAAATTATGTTAAACAAAGTGACAAAAAGAATTAAAAAAGGAGTAACAGTTCCAGGTTGGCCCGAAATTAAATACAAAGATATAACTTCTTTAAAAAATGATATTGAAAAAACTTTAAACAATGCTCAGAAACTATCAAAAACTAAAATAAGTGAAGCAGTTGAGCAAGCCTATAAAGCTGGTGTTAATTCAGCTAATAAAGACTTTGGTTTAGCACCAAAATTATATAAAGATATTAAAGTTCCATTTGCAATACAAAGATTAATATTAGAACAACAAAATTTAATATCAGGCACTCATACTAATATCTTAAGAACAGCAAATGATGCTTATAGGGAAATAATAGCAGAGGCAAGCAAAAGCGCATTAATAGGGGTTGAAACAAGAAAGCAAGCAGCACAATACGCTCTTAATAGGTTTGCTGATGCTGGTATAGGAACATTTGTAGATAAAGCTGGTAGAATATGGGCGTTAGCTTCTTATGTGGAAATGGCAACACGCACAACAATAGCTCATGCTGCTATTCAAGGACATATTGATAGACAAAAAGAATTGGAACAAGATTTAATTATAATTTCGGACCATGACAATGAGTGTCCTATTTGCCAACCATGGGAAAATAGAATACTTAGTATTTCAGGTAAACATAAAACTTATCCTTCTTTACAATCTGTAATTAATGCTGGCTTGTTTCATCCTAATTGTAAACACACACTTACTGGATACGTTGAAGGATTAACCAAACCAAGACAAAAAACAGCGGCAGAAAAAGCAAAAGATAATGAAGGTTACAAAATAACACAGCAACAAAGATATAATGAAAGAACGATTAGAAAGTGGAAAAAGAGGCAGCAAGTGGCAATTACTGATCAAGCTAAAATGCAAACAGCGACAAAAATTAAACACTGGCAAAAACAACAACGTGAACTTATTAATAAAAATCCATTCTTGCGTAGAAAATATAGAAGAGAATCAATAAAAAGTGCTAGATAATATTATATTATACTTTAAAAAATTGTTTGAAAATAATAATATTAAATCTTTAAAAGCATTTACATCTTTATTTTAATATGTTATAATTAGTTAACGGACAAAGTATGTTCAAAATTAGTTTCTAGGAGGAGAAGTAAATGAAAAAGGAAAGCATTAGTAATACTACAAAATCAATAAGTGAAATTGTTGACACTTTAGAAATGCTTAAAAATTCAGGTTATGATGCATTCACTATTTCTGAGCTTCATAATTATTTAAAATTATTAAAAAATGAAAAGTAAAATATGCTCAAAATTTTGGGAGCCTAATTAAGGTTCTCTTTTTATGTGTTTGAAAGGAGATTAATAATGAGCCTTGAAAGAAAAATGCAAAGGGAAAGAGAAAAGAAATTGCAAAGATTAATTAATAAGGAAAATAAAAAACGTCAAGTAGTGGCAACGCAAAACCAAGTATTAAAAGGCTTTAAAGTAATATGTGCTAAATGTGATAAAACTTATCAAATGTTAAATGCAAGAGATTTAAAAACTGATGTAAATTTTGATAATAGAAGCATTCATAAAGTACATCATGATTGTCCTTATTGTTTACATCAACATATAGTTTGTTATTTAAATGATGAATTAATTGAATTGAGTAAAAGAATTAAAGTAATAAGAGCAATTAAATCAGTTAGTTTTAATGGTCATTTAACAAGGCAAGAAAGATTAAATAAGATTCTTTTGGAGTATAAAGAAAAACTTCATACTCTTAATGATAAATTTAAGCCTGAATCAAAAGTAGATGATAAGGGTGTTGGTGAATCAACCGTAAATGATGATAATGGAGGAATGTAAAATGGCTGAACTAGGTACAATAATTGAAACAAATGCAGACAAGTTTGATGAAGAATCAAAAACTAATACAACTCAATCTTTTGAAAGTATCCAAAAGACTTTGGGCGATTTAGGATTTGATGTACTTATTAACCCACGTGAGGGAGATGTCGATTTTATTGATTATGCAAGATTTGATCAAGTAGTTAAGCAAAAAAATGGTTTTAAAACAGAATTAGATACAGCAAACGCAACACTTGCTACAATGATTAAAGATGCTACTGGCAATAAACCATTGCAAGACCAATTGCAAGAAATGATCAATACCAATACTAAATTAATGGAAAATAATGATAAAATGTCAATGAATAATGCAATTATCATGGCTGCTGGAGATGCAATAGATCCAAGTGATATTTTACTTTTTATTGACAGATCAAGTGTTAAAAAAGATACAAAAGGTAATTACAAAAATATTGATGCAGCTGTAGATATTTTAAGAGAAACAAAACCTCATTTATTTAAAGATACGCAAAATAAAAGAGGTGGAAAAGATCCAAACGGTAATAAAGGCGGTGAAAAAGGACAGACTGATATGAACTCTCTCCTTAGAGCTGCTGCTGGCTATGCTAGAACTTTTTAAAGGAGGACAACTAAATGAAAAATATAATTTTTAAATTAAATTTGCAGTTATTTACAACTTTTGATGATCAAATTGATCGTACTGGTGCTGCTGCTTTAATTCCAGAAGAAGTACAAAAAGAAATTGTTCAAGGTATTCCTGAATTTTCTACTATTATGCAGCTTGCAACAAAAGCTCCTAATATGTCGAGAAAACAAAAAAGAATTCCTGTATTATCAACTTTACCTATTGCTTATTTTGTTGATGGCGATACTGGTTTAAAACAAACAACTGAACAAGCGTGGGCAAATAAATATTTAAATGCTGAAGAAATTGCTGTAATTGTGCCAATTCCTGAAGCTGTATTAGATGATGTTGATTATGATATCTGGGCAGAAGTTAAACCTAGAATTATGGAAGCGATTGGTATTGCTTTTGATGCTGCTGTGCTCTATGGTACAAATGCTCCAGGTGCATGGCCTACTGATATTTTAGCTGCTGCAACTGCTGCCGGCAATGTTGTTGCATACGGAACTTATACAGATTTGTATGATGATCTTTTAGGTGAAGGTGGAGCTATTTCCAAAATTGAAGATGATGGTTTTATGGCAAACGGTCATATTGCTTCAATGAGTATGCGTGGTAAATATCGCGGACTTAGAGATGCAGATGGTAATCCAATTTTTAAACGTTCAATGCAAGACAAAACAAAATATGATCTTGATGGCGAACCTATTTATTTCCCTAAAAATGGTGCATTTGCTCCAGCATCATCGCTTCAATTCTCAGGTGATTTTTCACAATTAATTTATGCAATTCGTCAAGATGTAACTTATAAAATTTTAACTGAAGCAGTTATTCAAGATTCTGCTGGTGACATTATTTACAACTTGGCTCAACAAGATATGGTAGCTCTTCGTTGTGTTGTAAGATTAGCATGGCAAGTACCAAATCCTATTAATAGACTTCAGCCAACTGAAGCTAATCGTTATCCAATATCAGTTCTTACTCCTGCATAGAATTTATGCAGGATTTTTCCTATAATTTAAACTGTTAAAAACAATTAAGGAGGACAACTAAATGAAAAATATAATTTTTAAATTAAATTTGCAGTTATTTGCAACCGGACATTATCCTAAAAATCCAAAACAAGGACAAGAATTACAAACAGACGTAACGGGATTACAAAATGATCGTGGTTTTATTTCGCATTTATCTTTATCTGCTACTGAAGCGGTGGCTGCTTCAACTACTGGTGTTCATGCTGCTGTAACAGATAATGGCGCTCAACAAGTAATAACAGCAGATATTACGAATCCACCTTTTACAAGATGTATTACTGCAACTGCTGGTGGAACTGCTGGTGACATTAAAGCTATTCAAGTAACAGTTGTTGGAACTAATATTAATGATGAAGTTATTACTGAAATTCTTCCAGTATTTACTGTAGATACTGCTGGTACAGTAGTTGGATTAAAAGCTTTTAAAACAGTAACAAGTATTACAATTCCAGCACATGATGGTACTGGTGCAACAACTGCAATTGGTTTTGGTGATAAAATTGGTTTACCAGATTTACTTCCAGGTGATACAGTCAATATGGTATTATTTGGTGGAACACGTGAAGCAACAGCGGCAACAGTAACAGCAAGTACAACAGCTTTAGAAAGCAATACTGTAGATCTTAACAGTGCATTAGACGGTTCCGTTGTCGATATTTTTTACATTGCATAACATTTTTTATTGGGAGTTTCGGCTCCCTTTTTATAATTTTAAAATGGAGGGT